TTGGAAGTACGCAGTTCACGAACAACGTCAAGTTCTTCTTCCGTAACTGCACGGACTGGCTTGAACGTCAGTTTCGGCGTTGGGCTCGCGGTATCGAAACGCATCTCGGTAATGACCCCAGCAATCGGAGTACCGTGCGCCCGCAGATGACGAGCGTAGGCTTCCAACGGCAATTTGCCCTTCTCGCCATCACCAAAGATCGACGTTGCTGGGAGGATCAGTTGATACACCTCGCGCTTGTGAACCTCGCCCTCAAGCAGCACGGCAACCCGTTGCTGGAATCGGCAAGCACGGCTTTCACCTTGCCCAGAGCCCTTGATATTCTGGGGGCAGTCCATGCACTTAGCCGACTGGCGCTGCTCTGCTGGAACTTCTGGAGCCGACACTTGCGTATCATGTGACCAGCAGGTAGGCGAAGCGTTCTGGCCTTCCACGTAAGCACCCGAGAAGAATGTGCGTTGCTTGGTCGGTGCGGCCTTGATGATGACAACACCAATCGAGCGTTCTTCACTAACGCGATATTCCTTGCTACCGATCATCTCGCGGAACACGCCACCCTTGATCGACATACGACGCATACCAACTTCACCACCAGCAAGATTGTTGGTCGTGTCATCTTCCAGCCCCATCAAATACGCAGGGACGCCACCTTTAAACAGACTGAGTTCGCTCATTATTTTTCCTTAAATGTCTTGGTCTGGATTATCAACAAGTGCTTCTGCAACAACGGGTTCCGCAACAACGGGTTCCGCAATTTCTTCCAGCGGTGCCGATACGGGTACACGCAGCGAAGCATCAATTTCTTCCAACTTGAAACGGTAGGTCTTACCCACTTGCAGGTAGGGAATCTTGTTATCTCGCACCCATGCACGAACGGTAGAAACAGACACCATGTAGTAGTCTGCAACATCGCTAATCGTTACGTAGTTATTCTCGGTCATCATGCTTTTCTCACGGTTACAGTAAATTCGCTATCCACATTCAAACCCGGTGGAAGCAAGTCGGGGTTCTGCTCAAGAAAAGTTTTCGTGTTTCCCTGATGCAGACGTTTTTCCAGAAGGTCGGGCACGTTGTTCTCAACAACAAACTTACCCATAGCCTCCCAATCGTTTGTCCAGTACCGTTGCTTGATAGTGCGGTAAAACATCCCCGCCCCAGTACGAACGCTTTCAATGTTGTTGTCTTTACAGTACGACAGCAAAGCCGATTTCACTTGCTGCATAGCAGCCTCGACCTTGGACAGTTCTGCTTCGTGATCTTTTACGAGCGTGTCCCGTGCAGTACGCATCTTCAAATACACCTTGACTAGTTTTTCGGGGGGCACTGTTCCCCCAGCAGGTGCTGCTGGTTCCATTCTGTTCTCCTCGGTTGGTTACAGAGCCTACAGTCTAATGCTGTTTTACCGCTCAGTCAAGCAATTGTTTGTAAAGATCGACAATTTGTGTGTGTACGACATCTTTTGTATCTAACATCTTGTATACGTGTCGTTCAGCGGCTGATCCTTGTAGCCTGATAACCGTTGTGGGGTGGCGCTGCCCTGCCCGATGTACCCGTGCATTTGCTTGCGCGTAAGTTTCAAGAGAACTTGTCGGCCCCCACCAAACGATGGTGTTCGCAGCGGTCAATGTTACCCCATGTGCTGCGGCTTGTGGTTGGATGACTAGGATGCGGGGCTCTGGTGACTCTTGGAACCGCTTGAAAATCTCGGTTCGTTTGCTAGCCGACACATCCCCGTTGATGATTTCCGCAGTGTAGCCATCCGACAACAACTTGTCGGTCAGGATTTGGATCGAGTTGCGGAAGGGTACGAACACTAACACTTTAGTCAGTGCTTCGTCAATGACTTCTTTTAGTACGGCGTAACGGTTTTTAATGTCGAACTCTACCGTTTCGTGGTTGTCTGTGTACACCGCACCGCAAGACAGTTGCAGCAACTTGCTAAGATTAACCGCAGCGTTAACGGAAGTGATCTCCTCGCCACCCGCTTCGATAATCATCTGGGTCTTGAGCAACTTGTAATACTTTTCTTGTTGCTTGGTCAAGGCCACCGTGCGATCCACATACGTCATCTCTGGCAGATCAAGGCACTCATCTTTGGTAAACCGTATCGCGGGTTGTAGGGCTTGGTGAACTATCTTGGTTGCCGACTCCTTGGGAATCCAACGAAATTGGGTTGCCCGGTACATCACCATTTCTTTAAACCCCGTAAAGAACTTAGGTACACCTTCGGGGTTTATCAGTTTGGCTAATCCATAAGCATCAACGGGAGACTGCGCCGCAGGGGTTCCAGTCAACATCCACAACCATGTCTGTGGGGTCATCAACCGATTCAATGTTTTCCACCGCTCGGTGCTTACGTTCTTGTAGTGGGTTGCTTCGTCAACAACAATCAGGTCAAACCCGGCGGCGGCTACTTCTTGCTCAACAATTGTTACACCGTCATAGTTGATGATGACGAACTCGGCGGGGCCGCTAATCACTTCTCGCCGTGCCTCTGCCGAACCGTATGCAATGTCAACTGATCGGTGCATAGCAAACTTAAACAAGTCTGCCCTCCATGCAGAGTCCATGATCGACAACGGGCAGATCACCAGCACACGGCGTATGCGGCGTTGCTTCATCAAATAATCTGCCGCCCAGATCACGCTACCCGTTTTTCCCGTGCCCTGCTCGTTTAGGCAAAACGCTTTTTTATGCAGCGTTAAGAACGCCGAGGTTGTTTTTTGGTGGTCAAACGGTTTGTAGAGGCCCGGCCAATCGTAATTTCGTAGGATCGGGGATGGTACGTTTTTTATTTTTAGGTTCTTTAAAACCTGTACCTCGTCTAACCCCCAGTTGACCAAAACTGAATGATCGTCAACAACTTTGCTCTTGGGGATAATGTTTGTAACTTTGCTCGGGTCGCGCAACTTCAGCAGCAGGGCTTTGTTCTCTATGATTTCCATGTGGTCTGTTTGTTGTACTCATGGCAGAACGGGCAGAACAGGGTTTACCTGATCTGCCCTTTTAAATTTTTGCCAGTTCCCGAAGCGAATGAAAGGAAACCCCGTGCTGGCTGGTGTAGTTAATTTGGGTCTTCACCCCGGCCCGCTCACCCACACCTTACAGCGGAACCGCGTTATGCAACTAAATTTTACTTCTTTTCGCCCTTCTTGTGCAAGTTCCGACTCCGGTTTGCAGAAGGGGATTCAAGTTTGTAGCCATCAGCGTTCGTGCCGCCCTTGGCGAGTGCCTTTACGTGGGACACATCCTTGCCGGTGCGGTCTACGCCTTTAGCATCTAGGGCACGGCGGGCGCGTTGGCGCTCCATCCGGTTTTCATGTTCACCACGTTCTACTTGTTTTTTATATTCTTCTTTGTAAGGACGGGGTGATTTTGTGTATGCCATTATTTTCTTCCGTTGTGGGAGCAGGTTGTAACGATGCAGTGCGCTCGGCACAGTCCGCTCGGCTTTGGGTTCCAGACATCGTTCTCCATCGCTATCTTCAACCGATTATGCCGTTGAACCCACTTTTCCCACAACAAGTCTTGCTGGTCGGCGCTGTGCTTGTCCTTGACGAACGCATTACATACTACAAACAACAAGCCCGATTTTACTTTCTTGATCGTTGGAAAATGCTTAAACACGCACAACGCCATAAGTTCCAACTGACCCGGATCGGCGTACTTTGCGCTCTTACCGGTCTTGTAGTCGATAACCCTGCCTTCACCAGATTCGTGATCTAGGATCAGCAAGTCAGCAATGCCACGGAACCAGACGTTCGGATCGTTGAACGCACATGGCTCCAACGCTTCGGTCATGCCCATCTCGTACTCGCACAACTTCTCGCCTTTGATTTGCTTGAGGTTGTCCAGCGTGGACTTAACAAAATTAAAATATGGGGGCAGCGGAGTACCGTCTTTGATGTAGAACTCCGCTGCTTCGTGAAACCTTGTGCCGTACAGCATGGCTTCCGTTTCAGACTCGGCATAATCTTTCAGAATCCTGATGTGATGATATTTGCGTGGGCATTGCTCAAACAACTTGATGCTACTGAAAGACCAGCGAGTATTCACTCAGTAAGTTCCTTGTTTTGCATAACCACCAACGACGCTTGCAAAATGCGGCCCTCGGTAATGACCCTGAGAGCCAAGTCCTGCGCCGTTTTAAAGTCCCGGTTGAGGCAAGAATCGTGGATGCGCCGCATAAACTTTTCGATGTTCATCATTGGCATCGCGTAATCAGTAATTTGTTCTATGTCGTCATGCGTAATCATCAGCAATCTCCATACGATTTACCAAAACCACTTTCACAATTGAGCGGCAAACCAGCAGCCCACTCGGGAACCCACCGCATACATTCTTCTACGTATGCTTGCGCCACTTCAACTTCTTCATCGCGCACAACACAAGCCACGGCATCATGCACCGTGAGAACAACCTTGTATCGTTTTGCGATACGCAGCATTTGTTCCCCAATGATACACCTAGCAATTGCTTGGCAAAGATTCTCTACACAATTGTGGACTATGAACGGCCCCGTAGAACCTCTGACCACGAAACGCGATCTATGTCCAGCATTGAGGATGTCATACACAGCCCTCGGTGCCACCGATACTGAAGTGTTGATGTGGAAATACCCGTCAGTTGTTTGGCTTTGGCTATATCCACTGGGAGTACCCCCCGACGATTCCCCGCTTGTACCCGCATCGAAACCCACCGGCAGTTGCTTAACTCGTAGTTCCCGTTGTTGTCCTTGCGATCCAACGTAAGCCCAGCCTGATACGTACTGCCCATGTCTTTCCAAAATAGATCGAATGAACTGTCCCAAGTATCGCATACCCGAACCCCACGCGCTCCGTAGTTGGGCCACGCTTGGTGGGAAGGAAGACGACATCGGTCGCGCATCGAGCGCCATACCCAATACGCTGGATGTTTGCTCATACCGTGGGTTTTGATTTTCGCCCCTGCCGCGCAACCGCATGATGGGTTGCCCCCCCGTTTGGCATACTTCTCCACATCTATGGCTGCACGGTTGACTGTTGTCCCACACATGCATCTGAACACCCACATCGACCTGCGCCCGTTGGCTCCCGCATACTTGACCGCCGTCAGGCATCCAAAACTTTGCCCCGCGTAGTCCTTCGCACGATGATGCATCCTTCCACCCCCCTTCGGTAAGCACTTGATGGTCGGGGGTCATACTGATCCCGTTTAGTACAATGGTAGGCTTTTCACCTTGATATGTCAACCCCCCGTGTTTTACCCACTCAATGCCATCCCAAACTTTATCGTTTAGAGACACGCGCACAATCGGTACCCAACCACGTTGGGTAAGTACTTCAGTATTTGCTGCCAGACACTTGCCACCATAAATTTTAATGCGCCCTTTGCGGGTCTTATATGTGAACTCGTACCCTTTCGCACCTTGGTGCGCTTGTAGATCATCATACCTCAAAAACAACCCATTGGGTAACTTGATGCCAGTCTCTTTAGGCACAACTTCTAGTACACCATCCCGACCTAACACTGCGCCGTCACCCTGACTTAGAGCAACTAACATACGTTGCGCTTGCGTCCAGAGTCGGGTGATTTCGGGGCTAGTCTTGCGGTAGATGTCGATGATCCGCCGTGCCTCTTCGATTGAGATTTCGGTTGACGGGGTAGAACTCTTTAGTGCTGCTTGAAACTTAGCCGCACCCATACCGTACCCGCAGCCGAGGATAGTGGTCTTGCCCACAAACCGTTCTGGCTTGGTGATGTCGGCTTCGGGTTTACCGTAGATGGATGCCGCCATCTTTTTGTACACATCTTCTTTCTTGGCAAAGGCTTCAACCAAGTCTTCCTGTCCTGCCAACCACGCCAACACCCGTGCTTCGATCTGCGCCGAGTCAGCATCAATAATGCTGTAACCCTCTGGGGCTTTGATAGCCTTCTTCAACTTACCGCCGTTGATCCCACGACTAGGCAGGTTCTGCAAGTTAATTTTATCTGAGTTATGCACCAACCGCCCATTAGCAGAAAATCGGTGGCGCGGCCCACAATTTTTAATATCATAAACTGGTACGAGCATATTTACTCCGTTGCAATATATCGTCATCTGTCAACCCCTGAGTAATCCAAAGGCGTAAGGTTTCATATGTTAGGTCTGGGCGATGCCCATGCAGTACACGTATACGTTCCCCATTCTTTGTACGCTTATATGCTCGTTTGTTTCTTGCCTGTTCCCCACGTGTTGCCCACCGCAAGTTACCCGCTTCATAATGCCCATCGTTATCTATACGATCCATAGAATATAGATGCCCGGGTTTAGCGCCTAAATTATCTAATACCCATTCGGTAAAGGCTCGGATTGAGGGGAACTTAAATTTTATTCCCCTACCCCCATAGTTAGAAAAACCAATTGCGTTCGGATTCGTGCATCTTTGTTTCGCACCTGCTGCCATCGCCAATATGTTATCTACTGCTATATCACCGTATTTATTTTTATAGGGGTCTACCCTCGCGGCTAATACTACTGCTGCAATATTAGAAGCATGTTTTGCACGAAGTACTCTATCTTCTTTACTAACCCCCGCCATTTTTAATCGGCACGCACATGACCGGCAAGATAAAGATTTACCCGCTAATACCTCATTAACTCTTACGAGTTTAGTAACACCACATTTACAAGTGCAAGTTATTTTTTGCTTAGTACCTACTAACAAACTTTCTTGCGTAGTCCACATCGTTTTGGGTAGGGCTTCTAGCAATCGTAATCGCACTGCCCCCCTGCATCGCATCTCGTAGGCTAATCTCTCCGGCGTCTGTGAATACGACATGATCTTCGGTTCCTGTTACCCCACACCATTCGATGACTTCGGAGAACCCACTAAACACCACCCCCTCATGGGGTACAAACTGTTCTCCGTCCCAAACAAGATCATCTAAAAGCACATTTACTATTTGCTTTTCTTCGACCCCGTTTTGGTTATTGTATACCACAACCGCAGTGTCGGCAACTAAGCAACCACCGAACCGCCCTGTATGTGCAGCGTAATACTTAATCGGCACCGGTAGTGCGCCCCGCTCGGCTATGGAGATAAACCGTTCGGTGCGTGTTTCTTCCAGCGTAGACTTCATGCCCAACCGTGCAGCGACCAGACCTTGCACTCTCCAATCAGGATGTTCCTGCAAAGCAAGAAGCCCTTCGTCAGTCTTGGCAAAAGCAAACGCTTCTTTACCTGTGGTCAGGCTAATCTTTATCGGTGGGGTGACGCCAAGATTCTTCAGGGCTTCTGCAAACTTAGGGTTGCTCATCAGATCATCAACAGTAACCCCACATTCGCTTAACAGTTCGGCTTTCTTTTCTTGCACTTCCTTCAAGTGTTCCCGCAAGGTGTTGGTATCCAACTCAAGCATGGGCTCGGTGAACATCCGTAGCGTTACGTCGATAAGTTTTAGTTCGCTCTTTGGAAAATTCAATAACATTTTCTGGAACAACTTGTACGTAAGTTCTACGTCATTGATGCAGTAGTCGCCATACCGCTTTAGTTGATCCTCGGGGAAGTCCTTACGATGCACCCCCAGCGCGTTAACAATCTCGGTGCCCTTCTCGCCTACCCCATACCGCTCGGCCAAGGCTTTCAAACTACCGCCCACCTCGACCCCGTGAATCGCCCGCCCCATGCACAGCGTATCGAGCCAGACCTTTGGTTTGATCCCGAACTTCCAATTTAGGATCGCCCCATCGAACATGGCATTGTGGGCAAGCGACATTGAGTTAGCCCAATCAAACTTATGTAGCCACGCCTTCACTTCTTTATATGCACCACTAAACCACTCAGTTTCTCCGTCATTAACCTTGACGGCAACTCCGATAACTTCAAACAGCGGATCACGTATGTACTCCTCTGTGGTTATCTTCGACAGACTGAAGTCCTTATCGTAATAAGTTTCAAAGTCAATTGTAATTATGTCCACGTTGTTCTCTCCCAGATACTTTTATTCACCAGTTACGTTTATTAACTTCTTTGAGTTTTTGCATGTAGTGTTTTGCCTTAGCCGCATCGTCGCTACCATCTTTGCGACCCGCACGAAGACTGTATTTCACTATATTCCCTTTGAGGAATCCTATGAACTCCTCATCAGTCATCACGGCTTCCATAACTTCCCACGGTTGGATCGCCATGTCTTTGTAATGGCTTCCCCCAACTTGTATCTCATTTGCTACTTTCTCAGTCATGTTCGCTCCAGTTTTTAACCGTGTCTTTAATCTCTTTAATCTTACGCAAGGCGCACTCATAGTGCTGTGG